AACGTGACTGGTTTTCGCCCCGAATTTCCCATCACGTTCCCCCCGCTTTAGCTATAGATCTTGCTGAGGTAGCAATCGTACTGCAAATTGGTGTTGGTGCCCAAAGTCACATAGTGTCGTAAATACCTATAGACAGTACCATCAACGTCATTGGAGAAAGGAACAACATACCTACCTTCAAGCAAATTGTCAGTAGCCAGACTCGATGCACCGGTAAGCATATTCGCTTTACCAATTTCGGTAATCGCAAGATCGCAACCTGTGGTAAACGAAGCATTCTTACTACCCTGTAGCCTGAACTTCACAAGCTTGCTTGTCGCCAAGGTGGACGAGCTGGCACTATCGCCACTTACATTATAAACATTAAAGACCATATCGCCACGAGTCCTACCACCACCAGTGTCAATATATGTATCTGTCCCGACAGGACTCTCACCCACCATACTAGATGCGACTGTACCCTTAGCTTTCAAAACCAGTAGGCTGTCTTTCATCCGTCCTCTGGCGCTTCTCAGAAATTCATGCGTAGCCATTTTTATACCTCACTTTTTATTATTGTTCGTTTTAGTCATCGCACTCAGATGAGTGCGATCCACAATTCACGGTTACGCAGCAACAGCGGCATCCTTAATGTAACGCAGTCTTGCAGCAGCTCTTGCCCTAAGAATAGCGATAGAGATCAGCCATTCAACCCTGGTACGATATACAGGTTTCTCATCAATCTCACCCATATCACGCACATCCATTTCACCATTCTGAATACCGACTACACCATTTGCGGCAAATGACAAACAGTAGATGGAAGTACCAACGGAACTTCCACTAGCACACGCTTCTGTAAATGGCATAATGTCATCATAGTTGTTGTCCTTGTCAGCGATGAGAATAGGAAGATCATTATACATCGTCACAGTACGTCCAAACTCATCCTTGGTGTAAGTAATATAACCACCAACAGTGTACAGTCTGGAAGCTGCTGACAACCTACGCCGCATGGCCTTATTCATGAGCCAATGTGTTGGATCTTCAACTGCATCATAGAGCTCATCCAGCTTTGCGAGGGAGAGAGCATCACCAGCAGAACTTGCACCAGCGTTAACAAGCTGATCACCAATACATCTGACTTGCAGACCATCAAACTCTTCTGAATTGGTTTCAGTGTCACCCTTGACAATAGTTTTGGTAATTGCCAAACTCAGCGCCTTTATCTTCATAGACTCCTGAGCTGCCCTTTGATCAAAGTTACCCGTTTTCTCAAAATAGGTATCTACGTCAATGTCACCACCAGCTACGAACAAAGGTTCTTGAATTCTGTCCACTTCCCCAGTACCCTCTGCGTAAGCTTCGTTCAGAGAACGGAAACCAACTGAGGGTAGTTTTTGTTCCCTGTTAAAGATGAGAGAACCACCTGGAATATTCTGGAAAGGCAACTCACGCAGCATATCAGAGCTACTAGCGAACAATTCCATAACGGTAGCCTTCAGTGTCTCATCTCTACCAAGTGCCAACTTAGCAGATTCAATCAGTGTTAAAGCCATCTTAAAATACCTCCAAAATTTAAAATTATTAAATCATATGTCTCTTATGAGACATTACTCAGGCTACCGAGTTTTTTCCAAAACCGCGTTAGCGACGCAACGCTTTTAATCTCTCTTCTGGACTCATACGTGCAAATGCTTCTGATTTTTGACGTTGGGTGGCATCAGGACTAGTATTCCCACCAGCACTAGATCCACCAGGACTTGTTTTCAGGATATCATCCTTATATGGAGATTCATTAATAAGCGCCTCAATGGCCTCTTCTGGTGCTGCTGGATCTCCAGGCTTCGTCATACTTAATATCTTGTCCCCATTCCTTCTTACTGCAAACACACGCAGATTGCCATCCTTCTCTTCCACACTAAAATTCTTACCAAACGTATTATAGATCATCTCAGATGGGACATCTGTGTGCCCCTTAATAAAGGCGCTTCTGTCAAATGCACCCTTAATCAATAGATTTCGTATTGCAGAATCCTTACGTTCAATTGCTTGATCACGTTCGTTTACCTTGCCTGTATAGGCTGTTGTCAAATCTTTCATCTGTATTTCATATGCTTCTGCAACACCAGCCTTCAATTTTTCAACTTCAATGTTTCGCTCCTTATCAAGTTGATCCAAGTTTGCCATTGTCGCCAATGCTTTTTTCGCATCTTCTGGATCTATTCCTACAAAAGATGTGAGTTTTTTTCGCACCTCGTCTGGTGCTAGTCCATCAAAAGCATCTAGTTTTGATCTGTACTGATCCTTTTCCTCTCTATATCCCCTGGCTTCAGCCTGTAATGCTGGGATTTTGGAGAAAAGGTGAATAGCATCTAAACCAAACTCTTTCTCGCTTTCTTTCTCATTATCGAATACCAATGGTCTTCCATCTTCATCAATTTGAATACCTTCGCCGCTTTCCAGCAGCCTATATTGTAATGCCATTATAAGACTCCTCGCTTTTCCAAGCTCTATTTATTAGTTATTTCCAATGAATACCACACAAAAATGGAATGTCAAAAACGCCCTCCTTTCTTATTATCAAAAAGTCATTGACAAAACATAAATTAGCATACTATATTATCGTACAGCATAAAAACATATATTTTTGGAAAAGTCAAGAACTTTTTTTGGTACTTGAAAAATAATTAGGGGGACTATACAAAATGCCGAAAATGCCAAAGATACCAAAAGAGTTACGAAAAATACTTCCGCCAAGTAAAAAATTTATAAAAAAACCAAGAAAGCCAATGACGGATGCCCAACGCTTCCAATTTAAAAAAGAGTTTTTGACAGAATATAGAAAAGATGGTACATCAATGAACAAGGCTGCTGAGGGAATTGGTTTCTCCAGACAAGTTCTTTATAAATGGACAGAATCTGATCCTGAATTTGCGGAAGAATTTGAGAAGTTGCGTTTCTTGAAAAAAAACAATACACAGAAGGCTTGGGATAAGAAGCATGAACATGATGAAGAATATAAAAAGGAATTCCTAAAAATATATGGGACTGGCGAACATTCTGTAGTATCAACATTGAGGGAAATATCAAAAAAGTTGGATGAACGGTCCCTCGATTACTGGATGAAGACAGACAAAGACTTCAAAACAGATTATAGAATACTTCAATTACAGGTCAAACCAATGATAGCAACCGGGAGCAAAAACAGAAAGAGATTATCATCTGCAAAAGTTAGACTGCGGCAAGAGAAGTTTATTGAAGTGTTCAGGAAAAGCCAATTTAATATCACAAACGCTTGTAAAGCACTGAGCATACGGCGAGGACTTGTAAAAGAATGGTGTGCTGCTGACCCTGATTTCCAGGCTGAGTTGGAAGAGCTGCAAGATGAAAAAGAGGATTACGTGGAGGACAAATTATTCCAATTAATAGAAGCTGGGAATATGCCAGCAACTATATTTGCATCAAAGATAATGTTGCAGCAACCAAACTTTGGAAGAAGGCACAAATATATTGAACAACCACAAAAGATAGAAGCTACTGTTGAACATACACATAAGTTTGACCAAGATCAATTGGATGCTATAGTACGGGGTAGGTTAACAGATAGACAGAAATACGAAAATTTACTAGAGTTAGATGACCCCAATGTTGTAGATGCGGAATGCATTGAAAGTGACAGTACATCATGAATGAGACAACACTAACTCCAGAACAAATAGCCAGATCAAGTCTACTAAGTTATATTGGATTATACTATCCAAAATATCAAGCTGAACCAATGCACAAATTGATAGCTACAGCTCTCGAAAGAGTCGAATCTGGAAAAATCAAAAGGCTGCTTATCTTCGCTCCGCCACAACACGGGAAGTCCATGTTAGCCTCTGAATTCTTTCCAGCGTGGGCACTTGGACGCAACCCAGATTGGAAAATAATCGCAGCCACATTTAATCAGACTAGAGCTAATGAGGTAGGTACTGTAGTTAGGGACCAATTCAGAAGTAGCATTTATAAAGCCGTATTCCCAGAGTGCGTCGTATCACCAGACACACAATCATCACAACATGTTGCAACGCTTAAAAGGGGTCATTATTATAGCATTGGTCTGTCGGGAACAGGAACTGGGCGTGGAGCAGATCTATTTCTGGTGGACGATCCATTTAAAGGAAGAGAAGACGCAGAATCAAAACTAGGGCGTAAAAAAGTTAATGAAGACTTTTATGCGGCTGTCGCATATTCAAGATTACGTCCTGGCGGCAGAATCATAATCATAAATACTCGGTGGCAATTAGAGGACCTTTCTGGTTATGTATTAGGTAATTTTCCATTTGAAAACTGGAAAGTTATCGACCTGAAAGCGATTGCAGAAGAAAATGACATCTTGGGAAGGAAAGTAGGGGAAGCGCTATGTCCAAATATGTACCCAATAGAAGAATTACGTAAAATGAAGAGGGTACAAGGTACCTATAACTGGGAATCATTATACCAGCAACGCCCAATTCCTAGATCTGGCGGAATAATCAAATACGAATGGATAGAAGACAATACATATACAAGAATTCCAGCTAATGAGGATGTCTCAAAGATGGTGATAAGTTGGGATACTGCCTATAGAGCAAATGAACTAAACGATCCAACAGCAGCCACCGTTTGGCAGATAACAAAAAATGGGTATTACCTGATAGATGTAATAAATAAAAAGCTCGAATTCTACAAATTGATTCAAATGGCGAAAATGTTACACGAAAAATACCACCCATCAGCACACTTAGTCGAGGGTAGGGCGTCTGGGCAAACGTTTATTGATGAATTAAGAAGGACGACGGTACTACCTGTAATTGAAATATCAACCAAAAATCTGGATAAACACATTAGACTAGATGCAGTCTCTGGAATGTTTGAATCTGGGAAAGTACACTTATTAGAAAAAGCATCGTGGATACTGGAAGCAAAAGACCAACTATGTCTATTTCCGTCGCATAAATATGACGATATCACAGATAGTGTATCACAATTTCTAAATTGGGTAAATAAACCAAGATATATGAAAAGAGCAACAAATAACTTATACTGGAAATAGGGAGAGCAACCATGGATATAGGTACCCTGCAGCACACACACGAAGTCTATAATGAACATATTAAAGATTGGTCTTTCTTTGGACTTGCTTACCAAGGAGGTACCCCCTTCATAAAATATTCTCTGCAACGACACTCACGAGAAAGTCAGGCTAATTGGAAGGCCAGACAGGAAGAAGGTGTCTGCTTCAACTACTCGAGCATCGTCATCGACTTGTTCAACTTTTATCTAACTGAAAAGCCAGCAGTACGCCAACTAAATCAACTATCAGAAGATACCTTATGGAAGATGTTCACGAAAGACTGTGATTTATACAGCACAAACTTCGATGTATTCCTGAATGAAGCACAAAAAATGGCAGCGATATATGGGGCTGTTGGTGTACTAATCGACAAGCCATACTCAGAAAATAAAATAGTCAAAGATGATATTGCTCAGGGAATATACCCATACTGTGCTCTGTTCACACTACCAAATATCCTTGATTGGAATCATGAAAGAGATCCAATCACTAATAGACCAACGCTGACTTACTTAAAACTCCTGGATTTCGATAATAGGTATATCTTATGGTGGCGTGACAGATGGGAAATATGGAAACTTCCAGAAGGTAATCCATCACCAATGCGTGTACACAAGCACAAGGACACCACGGATTATGAACAAAGACCTGGTGATAACAAATGGGCAGATGAGCCAGGACAAACATATAAAACGCAGGTCGGACAGGAAGAGCCAATCTTACTGGATTCTGGCGAGAATCCATTGGGGGAAATACCATTTGTATGGTTCCAAAATATTAAAAGTATCATGAATCCGTATATCGGTGCATCTGATATTAAAGAGATTTCAAGGATTACAGCAAGTGTTGTTAGGAACATATCTTATGGCGAAGAGGTTCTCAAATTTGCTGGTTTCCCACAAGCACGACGACCAATGGAGAAGGAAGGCCAGCCGACAAGTAACGAGTCTGGTGTTAAAGCAATACTTGAATTTGATCCAGAATTAGGTGAAGCAGGTAAACCGGACTGGCT